CGGCACGCTGCTCCAGTCGATGCGACAGGTGGCGACTAGCCAAGATAAGCGCATCCACGAATTGCTCAATCAGCTGAGCGTGTGTCAGGACCAACTGCGAGACGCGCAAGAGCGCCTCGAAAATCTGCGAAATGTACGGCGTAAGGAGATGCGCCCGAGGGTCGAGGCCGGTTTGGCCGCAAGTTCCGGCTCAGCCGGGTATTTTTCAAGTAGTAAGGAGTGACGATGGACATTACGAAAAGCCTGCCCGGCCTATTGGGCAACATCACGCGGAATCGCCAGCAGGTCGAGGTGAACCTGAAGCAGTGCCGCGTCGCAGTCAGCCAACTCGACGAGGCGTCGATTGCGGCGATCAAACAGCTGCTCAAGAAGTTCGAGCACGCGCAGTCAGTCAACCAGTTTGTTGCCTCCTACGTGCAGCTCGAAAGTCTGGAGGTCGCAGCCCGCGAAATGGATGCCGCGATTGCCGTGCTGCAGACCGCAATGGACGACGACACGTTCGCTGTGCAGGCTCAGGCCCAGGCGGACTCCAACGAGAGGATTTCAAACAACCCTCTTCCTTCCGCCGGACAGGCAGACTCATCTGCGCCGGCAGATTAAACAAATGAGTCTGCGCATGTGGAAGCAGATGCCCCCGCAGCTGAAGAACCGGATCGAGCGCGAGATGCGAGCAAAACAATTCACTCGCGCAACAGAAGTGCTCATAAAGAAGCACTTTAAGCTCATGTGAGCTACACGGGGCGGATAGCCGCCCCAACTTTTATTAGGAGAACAACATGAAAAGATTTTTTTGGACCAAGAGCCCGGCCGGTAAGGTCGCCCACATGTCCCCCGCGCCCGCGAAGCGCAAGAACCCCGTCGAGGGCGACCTGACCTATTGCGGCCGTGTCGTCACTACCGCATGGCGCAACTTGTGTGTGATTTTTAAGGGCGCTCGCGGACACGGCGGTCTCAGAGGGCCGTACCCTCCTTGCGATCAATGCGTCTTGCACATGCCGGCGGCAATCAACATAGCACGCGTTCGTGGCTAACGAGTTCGAGTACATTGCGCCCGCTACCGTCAGTCTCCTTATGGAGTCTGACAAACGCGTGCGCCTGATACGCGGGCCAGTCGGCTCGGGGAAATCATCGGGCATGGTGATGGAGCTGACGCGCCGCGCCATGCAGCAGGCACCAGATCCGAAAGACGGCATCCGCCGGACGCGCTTCGCGCTCGTGCGCAACACGCTGCCGCAGCTGCAGACGACGACCGCGAAGACAGTGGCGGAGCTTCTCCGCGGAGTGGTGACGTATGAGGCCCAGCACAAAACCTTCTGGCTGCGCACTGGTGACGTCGAGTCGGAATGGATTATGCTGCCCTTGGATACACCCGAGAACGTACAGCGCCTGCTATCACTCGACATCACCGCTGGATGGTTGTCAGAGCTGCGCGAGCTGCCCCCACAAATTCTTATGGACGTTCTGGGTCGATGCGGTCGCTACCCTTCAATGGCTAATGGTGGACCGACCTGGCACGGCGTCATCGGCGAGACTAACTCGTTTTCCGAAGACTCACCTTGGTATCCTATATTGGAAGAAGGGATCATGCCAGACGGAAAGCCAAGGCCCGCGCAGTGGGGTTACTGGACTCAGCCCGGCGCCCGCGATCCAGGGGCGGAGAACCGTGAACATCTCGTGCCTGGATATTACGAGGATTTGATACTCAACAATTCAGCTGAATGGGTGGAGCAGTATGTCGACAACAAAATCACTCCTAGCTTGGCCGGAGAGGCTGTGTTCCGCGCTTCTTTCAGGTCAGATTTCCACGTTGCGAAGAACGACCTGTTGCCGGTGCCCGGAACCCTCGTGGTTGTTGGTATGGACTTCGGACGGAACCCTGCTGCGGTGCTCACGCAAATGGATGCGCGTGGTCGTCTTGTCGTGGTCGACGAACTGATCACTGAGCAAGCCGGCAGCATGGGCGTCGAGCAGTTCATCTCGCTGCAGCTGCGCCCGCTTCTGGCACAAGCGAAGTACGCGCGCCTCCCAGTGGGGATCGTCGGAGATCCAGCCGGCATAGCCCGCGGCCAAATTGGCGAGGAGAGTGTCTTCCGCGCGATAACTCGCCTCGGCTTCGCGTCGCAGCCCGCGCAGACTAATCTGATAGACCCGCGCCTGCGAGCTGTTGAGAAGTGGTTGCTGCAGCAACGTGACGGTGGAGCTGCACTCTTGATCTCACCGCACTGCACGAACTTGGTACGAGCGATGCAGTCGCGCTACCGGTACGACCGCTTGAAAGACGGCCAGCTCAAGCCGATGCCGAACAAAGGACACCCGTGGTCGGACGTCGCCGACGCGCTGCAGTATGGTGTTCTCGGGCATTCTGGTAATGTGCTAAGCAGGTTGAACCGGATTCGTCGCAGCGATAAACCCGTGCCGCCGCCCCCACCGAGGGCATGGACATAAGAAATCTGTTACACTCCAGGCACTTAGATCGAGAAAAATAAATGGGCGCGATCGACACCAACCCCGGCACTGCTGGATTCGGCGGCACATCCGGCAACTTAGGCAACTCAGCCCGCCAAGCGAGCGCCCTCCCTGGCGTCTACGATGGCGCCGCCACTACGCGTTCGAAGAAAACCGACCAGTCCATGGAGCCAATGCGCCATCAGGGGCGCGGATTGCTGCGAGTCGTCGGAAATGACGAGTTAGATGCCGCCGAAAAACGCTCGGTGGACCTCTCCGAGGTGGCTGACGAGGTAGCAACTGAGCTTGCGAACTATGTCAGGCAGCGATTTGAGAAGGCGGTGCGCCACCGCCGCGTGATTGGGATCGATGAGGAACTGATCCGCGACATGCGGAGCTACAACGGCGTCTACGACCCCGCCGTTTTGCAGTCCATTCAGTCCATGGGAGGCTCGACGACCTACTCGCGCCTCATGACAATGAAGTGCCGCGGCGCCACGGCCCTTCTTCGCAACGTCTACATGAACTCCGACCGCCCCTGGACGCTAGCGCCGACCGAAGACCCGGTAATTCCGGAGTCTTTGGAGATGAATATTGCAGGTTTGGTGCACGAGGAGGTTCTGAAACAGAACCAGCAGGGCACAATCGTCAGTCAGGACCTGATCATCGAGCGTTTGGAGGAGCTGTACGACGCCACTAAGCTCGTTGAGCGCCGAAAAGCGGCCGAAGAGGCCAAGAAAGCGCAGATGAAGGTCGATGAGATCCTCGAAAAAGGCTATTTTTACCCGGCACTGAGCGAATTTCTTGCTGATCTGCCCGTCTACAAGTATGCGGTCATCAAAGGGCCGGTCACGCGCCGAAAAACAGAGCTGAAGTGGGACAAAAACAAGCGCAAGCTCGTTGCGCACGAGTCCGCGGTGTTTCAGTGGGAGCGTGTGAGTCCTTGGGACATCTGGTTCAGCCCCGGCGCGACGTCAATCAAGAATACAGAGGTGTTTGAGCGTCAGCGTATGTCGGTGGGCGACCTGTACAACCTCATCGGCCTGCCCGGATACCGTGAAGACGACATTCGCGCCATCATCCAAGCCTACGAGGGCCGCGGATTCAAAGAGTGGATTCAAATATTTGACTATGAGCGCGCTCAGATGGAGGGGCGCAACAACGTCCTCGACGACACGTTCATAAACGCCATTGAGTTCCACGGATTCGTGCTCGGACGCTACCTGTTGGAGTACAAAGTGCCTGGCGTGGATGATCCGCTGAAGCCATACTTCGTTACGGCGTGGATGGTCGATAAGCGCATCTTCAAAGTGATGATGAACCCCAGCCCGCGCCTGCGCGTGCCGTATTACGTCACGAGTTTTGACAAACAGCCGGGCAGTTTGTTCGGAAACGGCATCCCCGCGCTGGCCAACGACCTGACCGACGTCATCAACGCGACTCTGCGCGCGCTGGTCAACAATATTGCGATCTCCTCGGGGCCGCAGGTGGTCTATCACGAGGAGCTGCTGTCTCCGACACAGGACGACTCGCTCTATCCGTGGAAGCGGTGGAAGGTTCTAAGCGATCCGTCCAATCCCCAGCAGGAGCCGGTGAAGTTTTTCCAGCCTCAGAGCAATGCTCAAGAGCTGATGGGGATCGTCGACAAATTTTCAGTGATGCTCGACGACGTGAGCACAATTCCGCGCTATCTGACCGGAAACGGGCAGGCGGGAGGGGCGGGGCGGACTGCATCGGGCTTGTCGATGCTGATCAATAACGCCAACAAGACACTGCAAAACGTCGCAGATAATATAGACACCGACATCTTCCTGCCCCTCCTGGAGATGTTATATGACTTCATCATGCTCACGGACTCTACCGGGATGCTGCGCGGCGACGAGACTATAGTTGTTGAGGGCGTGCGCCAAGCGGCGAAGCAGGAACAGGACCTCACGAAGCAATTGCAGTTCCTGCAGCTCGTCAACAATCCGTCGTACCAGGGCCTCATCGGCCCGGGAGAAATGGCGCGCATCCTGCAGCAGATCGCAGACAACATCGGCATGGAAATCAAGGTTACACAACCCGAAGACGCAGTCGCGCCGGCTGGACAGCCGCCCGCGTTGCCCGGCTTGCCGCCGGGGGTTGTGGTCCCTCCCGGCTGGCCAGCAGCCGCTGCGCTTCCCCCGCCCGCGCCTCCCGGAGGCACCGGTGCCGGCTTCAATTCTACGGGGGCACAGACGCCGGCGCCGTCGGGCGCTGCGCCGCCCGGAGCCGGAGGCGTCCAAGGCATCCCGGCTGCGCCGCAGGGGTTCAGTCCGCTCAACACCGTGCAACCGGCTCCGCTTCCGCAGGTTTGACCGATCGCGGCTCGTGTAATACTATTCAGACAACAAGAGGGTAAACCCATGAAAGGCAAGATTCACCCAGGCGGTATTGTCAAGCACGCAACCGGTCCGACGTTTACCGAGAACGACCCGGCCAAGTTCCCTAACAAGGGAAAGACGACTGGCAAGCCGGATGGTGTTTCGACTGTTGACCGACAGCGTACCGGCCCGACGTTCACCGAGCACTCGCCCCTCTTCGAGTTTCCGAACGCGGACACGCATCCGAAATCCTCGAAGGTCATCGCGTCGAGCAACACGAAAGGCTTCGATCTGACTGCTACCGCGAAGACGCGAATCGCCTCTGGCGGTAGTGGCTTCGACGGCAACGCCGGCCTCAAAGAGTCGTATCCCAAGTCCGGTAAAACGATGTCCCACAAAGCAAGGCACATTCTGTGAGCCAATCAGGCACCAAGTCCCCTCCGAATTCCTTCCCCAAGAAGGGTGCGGAGACGAAGCTCAGCCAGTCAACCGGATCGAAGTGTCTGAAGGAACAGATGCTGTCGCCCGGTGAGCCTGCTGATATTGGGCCTGCGCCGGCACATCGCCGGCTCTACACGCGTGACTACTCCAAGGTTCGACCGTCAGCTGACGACACCGACTTGGTTACGGAGGCGTTGGGAAATCCCCTCAAATTCTGATGGCAACCAATCGAGTTGAACTGGCGGAAGCACTGCTCCGCCTGAAAGACAACGCCAATTTTGCGCATTACGTGCGCAGTCTTGAGGCACATTACAACGACCGCATGACTGCGCTGGTCAGCAGCCCGCATCCTGACGAAGCGCTCCGCGGTGAGTGCCGCGCCCTGCGCACCCTTCTTCTTAACATAAACAGACACAATGGAGACCTGACATGACAGCCCCAGCCGGCGGCGCGAAACTTCCCTCTGCCGTTCAGCGACAGGCGGACGCCGCGAACAAGATGATCAAGGACTTGAATACTCCGCCCGCTGCGCCCGCCCCTG